GCCTTAACTTCAGCAACTCTACGGCTCCAACCCTTACCAAAGGTAGGGAAAGCCTTTAGGGACTCTAGGAACTCTAATCGTTTAGCGGAAAATAGCTCAATTAGTCTTGTTGGGTCTTTTTCTGCTTCTCGGACTAATGCAGCAGTAATGCTACCGTAACCGCCATCTGGAGTAGCGCCAACAGACGACTGTAGAAGCTTAATGGCGCGCCCGACGCCCGAGTTAACAGCGACGTCAAAAACGCAATAGTCAAGACCAGATATAAGCTCATCAGCGTGGCAAGCATCCCAATATTTCCTTTTGTATAAAGGCGCAACCATTATCGGCGTAAGGTTACGCATTTCTTTTTCAGAAACATCATGCCCTACCCACTCTTGCCATACCTTTTTAGTAACGCCAAGGTTAGTTTCGCCCCCAGGATCAGCCGGATGGTTAACGTAACCGCCTTCGTGGACTAATAGCTTGGCTAAACACGCTTCAAAATTACTTTGCATTAATTTGCACCTTTTCTAAGATTGCATATTGCTGGAATTACTTTTAAATTTTCTATTGTATGCAAACCACCTTTTGTTATAGGAATTACATGGTCTACATGAAATTTATCACCTAATGACATTGCGATATAAAAATCTCTTAAAGCATAAATTTGTTTAACTTCAGGGGTAATCGCAGTATTTATTTTTGCTCTACGCATTGCGTTATCAGCATTAACTCTTGATTTATTAATTTGCCTATCTTTTTGTTTCCAAAAAGCTACTTTTTCAGGATTGTTTAACCTGTAATTGTGATTGCTATTAAGTTTCTTTTGATAGTTTCTTTGTACGCTTTCAGCAACTAAACGCCTATGATGTTCAGGGTTTTCAAAATGTTTTATACGCCTATTTTTAGCCATGCAAACTTTACACTTAGATTGACGTCCAGTTGTAGTTCTTTTATCAGGACTAAATTCAGCAAACGGCTTCTGTTGTTTGCATTGAGAACAATTCTTCATTTACTTAATTTCATGTCAGCAATTTTTTCTAAAGTTCTGCCACCAAAATAAAATGACATAACCAACATTCCCCAATTTCCAAGCAATGTTACATAATTTTGATTAGATTCGTAACCAAAGGAACTCATCATGGCAAAAGTAAAATAGCCCGCCAAAATTGCTATAAGAGTCATAGGACGAATGTTTTTAGACAACCACGAGTCAGATGTCATATCTGCTTGCAAGCGTGTAGTAAGTTCTTTGCCTTCAGCAATATCAGCGTTAATTTGCGCTAATTCGCCATTTTGTTGCATCTGCAACAGTTCTAATTGGGCTTTTGCCTTAGCTTCTGGGTCAGGGAAGAACTTATCTACAAGCTTCATTCCTACATCAAGTATTGCGCCTAATGGAAACATTAACTTCTCCCAACGGTGGTTTCGTTATCGCCTTTGCGAACAGTAACTTTGTCGCCTTCAACCTGAACTGACATAGGGTCACGGTCAGCCATGCCATCTAAACGGGCAATAAGCTCCTTCATAATCTCAAATTCAGGCTTGTCTTGTTTAGGACTAGCACCAGCCACGCCATTTAACATAGATATAAGAGCCGTGAGTGATGCGCCTAACAAACCCATAACAGCCGCCATCTTGCCTTCATCAAGCACAATAGACGCGCCTACGCCCATAGCCACAATAATGGTGATGTAGATTAAGCCGTGGCGCCCAATGGCTTTGCCAGCGACTTCTTTAGCGGTTTCAATATAGGTAGGTTCGCTCATTTATCTGCCTTTTGCTCAAGTTTTTCATAAAGTCTATCAAGCAACATCTCAATACGATCAAAGCGCTCTTTGATTTCGTCTTTTTTGATGTAATGCGTAGGCAGATCAATCTCGATCTGCTTTACGTCATCTTTAAGTTTTTGCACTGAGTCCCATATTTGACGAGCAAACCAACCAAGACTAGAAAGGGCGGCTGCACCGCCGATGTTAATAATAATTTGCCAATCCATTTTTACCTCGCAAGGGCGTTTACATTTTGTTGTTGTGGTGCCAAAGCGTTAGGTGTTGCGTATTGAACTGCCCCTATGCTAACAGCGCGTTGTACGTCAGGATTATTACGGAATAAATCAATTACCTTTAATCGTTCTTCGGCAGGCAGCGTATTAAGAATCTCATTCATGGCTTTACCAGAACGAACACCCTCTGTAATTAAGCGTTGCGCTTTCTCGTTTACCTTGCCAGTTACCATTTGAGCAATCTTCTTAGCTACGGCGGTCTTGTATCCTACGAAGCCTGGAATTAGCTCTGTAGGGTTGCCATACTGATCTTCTAGATTTAACGCTTTACGACCTGCTTTTATTTGTGGTTTGATATCTAAGTCACGTTCAGCTTGATCGGCTATGCCTAATAGCTTAACCATAGGGCTATTTGGACGTTGACCGCCCATCGCTTGCATAATGTCGCGGTTGCCAGGGCCAAAGATCTTTTCTACAAAGTCAGGATCTCTACCTTTGACAATATCGACAAATCGTTGTGGGTCTGTATCTAATATCTTAACTAATTGACCTGCTGCGAGGCGTTGATCTAGTTGTCCACGACCTTTAGAGAAAGTTTCTAGATATCTATTCCAATCTTCACCACCGCCAGCGTTACGAATAGCGTCATCAATTAAACCACGAACGTCGCCTAATAGCCCCGCCAAACGCTGCGATTGCGCTGCTGGATCGTAACCACTTTCAGATAAAGCTTTATTAATAGCGTCATTAATTGAAGTTTTACGTATTTGATATACATCTTCTACGTCTATAAGCCCGTTAGATGGTGCGCTTAATTCAGCGACTTTATCACGCAAATTAAGCAAGGCTTTGCTTTGAACTGTGTCAGCACGAACGCCTGGCTGGCTGGCAATAGCTTCAATTTTTGACGCCAAAGTGCTACCAGCCAAAGGTTGTAGCCCTCGTTCGTTCATAGTAGCTAGTTTAGCCTCAGCGGTTCTGGCGCCTTGACCTGCGGCTAATGAATCAAACGCAGCTTTACCCGCAACTTCATCAGCGCTACCAGCTAACTTGCCAAGCAGGTAATCTGTAGCTAAGTTATCTTGAGCAGGGGTAATAGCACGGGCTTGCGCTGCTGGGGATATAGATACTTCATCAAATAAGCCAGGCGTAACATTAGTTGGTTTAGATACTTGTTGCCCTGCAAAACGGCGCACGTCGGCTACTCTATCTGCCGCTTCTTTACGCAAAGCTTTTGATTCTTTTGCCAGCGCAGGCATAACTTGCCCTGTTTCCGTTACTTTACCAAATACTTCTTCGCGCATAGGTGTTGTTAATCTATTAAGAACACGCTTGGCATCGCTAATATTGTTGATAACTTCGGTTTCAGTAGAACCACCGGCTAATCTAGCCAATTGATTTAATTGGCCTAGTTTCTGCTCATCTTTTAATACGCGTTGAAATGAAGTCTTATCTTTACCAGCGTAAAAGTCTAGGAAAGCTTGATAAACGTCGTTATCTACGCCACCTACGGCTTGCGCTGCATTTACGTCCATAGGAGCTACGTTATTAGCAGCGCGGATTGTATTGATAGCATCGCCAGCCATTTCACGGGCGACTTTACCAGCTTTAACTTCAGCTAATTTGCCTGTAAAGGCGTCAACAATCTTGCCGCCGCCTTGGGCAATGTATCGACCGACTGTAGGCAATACAAATGGTGCAGCAGCGCCTATAGCCGCGCCTGTTGTAGCTTCTTCAGGGTTAATAAGGGCAGCAGATGTACCACCAAGAATAGCGCCGCCAGCAGCCTTTGTAGCTATATTAGCTGCGCCTGGAGCCATACCAGTGGAAAAACCACCAGTTCTAACGGCTTGAGCTAAAGGTGCTAAAGCTGGACTAGCCGCTTGCAAACCTTTACCGATAAGCCCACCAGCAGGCAAAGTAGCTACGGTTTGACCAACAAACTCACCTACAGGTACAGCGCCAGGGGCTACTTCTCTGTATTTAGCAACGTTAGCTTCTTCCATCGCTTTACGACGGGCAGCATCTTCAATCAAAGCTTGACCTGTTTGTTGCGCTCCAAGTGCTTGTAAGCCTTGACCAACTAAACGTTGACCACCAAACATGATGTCGCCGATGCCTTTGCTGATACCTTGTCCTGTAGCTAATACTTCAACTGCGGGTTGCAAAACACGACTACGCAAGAATGACTCATCCCTGACGTTAGTACGTGCAGCAGGTGTAGGTTCAGCTGCCGAAATAGCGCCACCAAACTGTTTGGCTAACGCTTCATAGTCAACGTCAGACGCGGGAGCAGGGGCAGGCGCTGCCGAGCCACCAAATTGCTTTGCAAGGGCTTCGTAGTCTACGGCCATGTTATAACCCCGCTGCTTTTTTGTACGCTGCTGCTGCTTCTGGTGTTGGGAAAGTTAATACTTTACCGCCTGGGATTGTTACAGTGCTACCTCCAGCACCGGGTGCAGGCGTTTTTGCCCCTTTGTAATCGTACGTCATATTGTACGCTTCACGAACACGGGATTTAGAACCTTGAAGATCAGCAATAGCGTCGCTAATTGCGTTTTGTACACTTGACGCATCTTGTCTACGATCAATTGCAGCAAACGATTGACGGAGCTGTGTACCCTCTTGGTTAGATACGTTACCCAAAGCACCGCCAGTTGGTGATGCAGCTCGCATATCTTGAAGTTCTTTGAAACCGCCACGGGCAACAATCTTGTCATATAACGCTTGTGCTTCTCTACCGTCTTTAGTGACCGCAGGCGCCCGTCCAGCAACAATACCTGTAATGCTAGCTAACCCTGGATGATTTTTAAGTGTAAGCAAATCTTTTTCTAATTGATCTGTTTTAGCTTCAAAAGTATTAACGGCTTGCGTAGCTACAGGATATTTAGACTCACGCGCTTGTATTTCTTTAGACGACAAGTTAGTTGTGGTTGGGCCACCAGGCATAGCTTCAAGCGTACCTTCTGGTGTCATACGATAACCTACAGGAATACGTCCAAGATCCTGACCACGCCGCGCTGTAGTTGCACTAATATCCTGCCCACGAATAGTCGTAGCGTTAGTTTGCGCTTGAGAAGCACTAATTTGCGTTTGATTAATATATTTATCTGCCTCTAACATCAAGCTAGTTTTAACATCTTTGTCAAATTTAGCAGGCAAAAATTGAGTTAGCCCAGGTAATTGTGCGCTAGTTTGTTTGCGCCATAAATCATAAGTATCTTGATCATTAATAGGCGCAAGGCTATTTCTAGCGTTAGTCATTAATTTAGCTTCTAACTCAACTTGCGCTGTTTTATTTTTGGTCTGCCCTTGTTGCAATTCCAATGCAAGTTTAGGGCTGACCCTACCAACTTGGCTAATGTAATCAGGTGAATTAATGTCCAAACCACGCAGAGCATTACGCTCTGCCATAACTTGTTCAGCTTCTTGCATCTTAAGGTTGTTAAGACCAAACTGTTGCGCTTGTGCAAGCGCGTTCATTGGGTTTTCTAATTGTACTGGGCGTATGCCTAGGGGAATACTTGGATCGATTGGCATATTATTCCTTAACTTTGATACGGTTGGCTGTAGTCATAAACGGGAGCCGCACCGCCGCTTCTACCTGTATCGTATGCAGAGCGATTGCCGTACAAGCCCATCATAGCTGCCGTCTGCGCTGCGTTACCAATACCACCTAAAGCAGAACCATACGCATTAGCTGAACCAATTTGACCTGCGGCTAAAGCATTACCAGCGCCCGTAATGTTAGCAGCCTGAGATGTACCAAAATTACCTACGTTAGCTGCTTGATTACTTGCGCCTGCTTGACCAATATTAGTTAAGAACTGTAATGGGTTAATTAAATTGTTGCGATTCATTTGGAACGTATTTTGTGCGCGGTTAAACGCGTTGTTATATTCTTGTGAACCTAATTCTTGGCCGTACATTTGACCTGCTCTAAGAGCGTTACCAGAGATCAAACCGCCTCTAGCCGCCGCCGTAGCGTTCATAGCGTTCATACCTTCTCTTAAACGAAAAGCGTACCCTGGATCCGCTTTATATTCATTTGGGCCATACGTAAAGTCTTGCGTTAAACGACCGCCTGGCTGAGTCATAGCAGACAGTTGGTTAACCGCTGTTGTACCCGCTGTAGTAAACGGTTGTTGTAGCGCTAGTTGTCTTTCAAGTGCAGCTTGTTGCGCTGCGGTAGCGTTATTGGCTGCATCGGCTTGTTGTTGGGCGGCGCTAGACGCAGCTTTACTAGCGTTCATGCCTCCTATTATGCTTGCACCGCCTGCAATTGCGGCGGCGCCTAGTATCGCGGTTCCAGTAGCTACAGCCATTATTTCACCTCTTTAACGAATGTGCGCTCTAAAGGCGTAAACCCAGCGCGTATGTAAACTTTTTCCATCTTGTCAGCCCGGTCATCTTCTAACGCAATCATAAACAAAGACTTTGCATTTTTCTCTTTAGCCCATTGTTCAATCTGATTGAACATCTTGGCTCCTGCACCGCTTCCCCGTGCAGTTGGGGTTAACCACCACCATAACTCTTGCGCTACTAGATGCGTAGGGCTGAAATACAACGGATAAACCATTGCCCCCGTAATTCCCACGATTTTACTATCAATTTCAGCTAACCAGATACCTACATCGGGATTATTTAACGCATTTAAAAAGAATTTACTATATCCGTCTATATCAAATTCAGAAATACTATCCATTGGCGACGCAATATGGAAATCTTTAGCCAATACAACATATTGATCTAAGTCTGCCTCGGTTGCAATTCTAACTATCATATTAAATTAAAAGTACATTATTTGGTGTGTATTGCATTGTTATCCAATTTGTTCCATCTGACACTAATGTAGCCGTATCGCCTGCTACATCAGCAAGAAGCGCCGTACCCGCAGATCCACCTGCCCTTGGCACCACGTTAGAGGACGCCGAAACAAGAAACTGGGCTTGGTAGTTCTGAAAATACAAAACACGGCCTGTATTAGTTGATGGGCTAGGAAGCGTAACAGTGCAAGTTGAGCCTGACTTATTGTTAATAATCCAAGTGTCAGTAGCGCCTACGCTAAAGTTAGCCGTCTTAGTAGATGGCGCAGTAGTAATAAACGTGCCACTTGTGGCGATAGTAATCGCCCCTGCGCCATTAGTAATGGACACACCAGCGCCAGCCGTTAACGTGGATTTAGTTAATGTATTGCCTGTAGTGTTGCCAATTAACAGTTGACCATCGGTGTAGCTTGTTTGTCCTGTGCCGCCGTTATTTACATCTAAAGTGCCAGCAAGCACTACAGCGCCAGTTGTAGTGGTGCTAGGGGTTAACCCTGTAGCTCCACCGCTAAAGCTTAATACACCTGTATTGCTAATAATAATGTCGCCGACACCCGCATCAACACTAATGCCTGGGCCAGCGGCTAAAGAAGTAACGCCTGTGTTTTCAATGGTAATTGTGCCTGGGCCATTAACAATTTGAATACCGCCCAAAGGTGTTAAGGTGTTCTTATCAAGCCCTGTAGTAGTGCTATTACCAATAAGCAATTGACCATTTGTATATTCTGATTGTCCTGTACCGCCTCTATTTACAGGAAGAATACCGCTGCCTTCACCAAGCGTAATAAAGATGTTGTAAAAAAATCGATACCAAGCAGGCGTCATGTCGCCAGAGTTTTCGTCAATCAACGACGTTCTAGGCGCCGGGATCTTGGTAATATTTTCAGACATTATCTATTTGTAGGGCTTACTATTAAGTTAGCGCCCGTAATAACAATCTTTACAGGATCAGTACCAGACAATTCATAAACACGATCACGCAACTTCAAGGTCATACCAAGACGACGCCAAAACGCTCTAAAGCCATATTGACCGATACGCCCCATCTTTGTCCAATGTTCGCTAGACCACGTATGGCCGCCATCATCAGACCAACGAAGCATTGCTTCAGGATCGCTACCTTGACCTAAGTTAAGCCCTGGGCCTGACTCGCACATGAGTTGCAAACCGTGTTGCGTTGTACGATTAAGATTGTTTTGATTTGCGGGGATAGGACGCCATGAACGTAACCACTTTTGGATTTGCCCATTATCTTGATAAACGTCTAAATCAAAAGCGTATAGGTTGCCGTTTTCGTAATCGCCAACAATAGTTTCGCTATCAAAGCTCATTTGGCATTGGCTACGGTGGCGTACAAATTCGCCATTAACAAAGCCTGCACGTTCATGCCAAGCATTTGTAGACACATCGTAAACCCAAGTCTTGCCAACTGTAGGGAACGCTATTACATAGAACGCATGACCTTCTTGCTGATAAGTGTAGGCAACCGCATCAGAAACGTCGCCATACTGTTGAATAGCAAACTCTACAGCGTGGGTAGATACGCGCTTGCCTGTATAGCCTTGGTTGCGGTAAACGATTCCATAGCCCCTTGGGTCTTGCCCAAGCCAAAATAGGCTATTGTCTAATTTACAAATGGAAGATTTAGCAATACAACCAATCTCGTTGTACGCACCTTGAATAGGAGCTAAAGGGAAAGGTGTAAGCCCTGCGTCATACCAAACCTCAGTAGTGCCAGTTCCAAACACCCATACTTCACGATTATTAGATACTACCGCCACTACAGCGTCGGGAGTACTTTCAGCAGCCGCAAACGCTAACGGGTCAATAACGGTGCCATCAAGAATACCTGTCACCCAAAGAATCTGTGTGCCTGGTTGGTTAAAACAAAAATAGCCGTCAATGTAGCAAACCGTTTCAGCGCCAAAAAAGTCAGGATCGGTAATTCTTTGGAATGTATTGGCAGGCTCATCGTAGATAAACGCCTCTGCGCCGCAAGCAATAAACAGTTGTATGCCGTTATCGGCGATAGATACAGGGCCAGTACCGCTAATGTTGCCTAACTTTGTAGCAGTAAAGTCAGGCAGAATTTTATAGAACTCATTACCTGACGCTACGTAGGCATCTTCGCCGTTGCTTAAATGCGTCCAAAGCCCACGGATGGGGCCAGTACCTACAGTAGCTACCTTACGCAAGCCTGGGGCGCGGTTAAGAAACCCACCTGTCAAACCGCCTTCAGGGACAGGTTCAGGGAAAAGGTTAATCATGCGGTTATCCGCAGCGTTAACCGACCTAGCCGTATACGCTTGGCCTAAAATAGGCGTCAACATTAGTAGTTACCGGCAAAGATGTTGAAACGCTGACGGGTAGCCACAATACTGTATGGCAAGGACATAATGTCGTCAGGGTTGTTAATACGCTTGAGGTTGCGTTTAGAAGTCATCGCAATACGAGCTACGTTAGGTGGCGGCTCTACACCAAACTCATTGGCAAACTCACAAGCTAAGTTGTATTTAAACGCTCTCAAATAGCCAGGAGGCATATAAATGTCGGTAGACAAGCTAGGAACGCTTATCAGTTCATTAACCGACACAAAGTGAAACTCTAATGCTTTTGTAGGCACTGGGTAAACGTACATATCAATATTAGGAAAGTCCATATTGATCCACATTACTTGTGGGTAAGTAGAAGTCACCGTTTTAACCGCAATACCGTTGTATTGTTGTTGGTTAATAATCTTAATACCAAAAGAAATGCCGTTACTAGGGTCTTTAAAATAAGTAGAATCCTCCAATAAAATAGGACGATTACCTACAAAATCACCTGTTGGCCCTAATGTTCTATGGATTTGATTTGGTAGCCAAGTAAAAACTTGATCTTGGGTAGAAAAGACAGATAGACGCTCAGTATTCCAAGAGTCGATCATTTGATTTAACGCCATCAAAGCGTCTTGGGAAGTAGCCGCAGAAGGTGTTTCACCTTCAGCCAAAATGCCTAGTACGCGTAGGGCGCCGTTAATTTGGTCATTTGCCGTGGTCATGGCGGTTTCCTTTTACTCTGAGGTTTTACGACGTCTTTTTACTTCCAGTGTATTAACAGGAGCCGCAATCACTTCTTCTACTTCTTCTACGATTTCAGGTTGCGTATCCAATTCGTAGCGTTCCCAACCTTGTGCTTCATCGTGTTCTGCTTCGGCGTCCATTGTAGCAACTTTAGTGCCGTGAATGGGGTGCTTCATATAAATTATAGGCATAGTTTTTTCAATTAGATAGGGGGCGAACCCCCTATTTTATTACGATGCGCCGTGAATAACGCAAAAGTTAATAATTACAGCTTCGGCTAATGGAGCCGCAGTATTGTTAAACAAACCAATTACAGCGCTGCCCGTTGCTAAACTAGCAACGTACGGCCAATAAGCACCTGAAGTGCCACCACCAGACACGTTAACAATAACTACATCTCTTGCACTAATTACAGTGTTATTTAATGTAAAAAGCACTACAGCTTGGTTAGCCAACGATGCTGCGTTCATGGTGATACGACCCATAGAAGTGTTTAGCGTAACTGCGGTAGATTTGCTTGTTGCTTGAGTAACTGTACCTTGAGCAACAGATGAATAGCCAAGTTCTTCAGTGGCATAGCAAGTGCTAAATTCAGGGTCTAGATACGCAACACCAGTAGCTTTGGTATTAGGCATAATTTTTCCTTAATAAGAAACCCACCCCGAAGGGCGGGATATTACATTAACCAGCGATACGATAGAAAACGTAGACGTTTTCAGCCGTCTTGCGAACGCGCCATTGACAAGCAGAGTTCGCTGCAACCGCTGCTACACCAACTAATGTACAACCTGTATTAGCTGTTACTGTAGCGGCGTTTGTGCCACCGATATTAATAATGTTGAAATCAAAAGAGCTATTTACTTTCATGTTGCCAAAAGCTGTTTCTAGGGCAACACCTGTAGGTACGGTTAAAGCTAAAGCCGCGCCGTTGTAAGTAATAATCCCGTTTGCTAATTCTTCGGCAGTTAAAGTCGCTGCGCCTGTTTTAGCTATTGGGGCTGTTTGAGTCCCCATAACGATTTCATCTAAATTACCATCACCAACTTGGTAACCATTTGCGCCATTTGGAAGTGCCATGATATGTTTCCTTAAAAAATAGATTTAAAAAGCCCCCGCTTGCGCGGGAGCATTTAGGTTTAACCCCAGATACGGCAAGCCATCGCAGGGCGAATTGTGCTAAAGCCATATAGAACGTCAATACGGCAAGGTAAACGGTCGTTATTGATGTCGTACTGACGTACAACACGCATAGAGATACCGTTGTGAACTTGGCGGGAAGCCATGTCTACACCTTGTGGCAACAACAAGTCAGCGGTCGCAAAAGTGATCGCATCTTTGTGGTAAACCAAGTTTTGAGCGTACTGGCTAGTAGCTGCACCAAACATCGTTACTACAGCGCCAGCTACAGGGAATGAATCCACAGTTGCCAAAGCGTTAGATGATGTATAGATAGCTGGGCTGATAGCCAAAGTAGTTGTTGCACTAGCACCAGTAACAGCAGCGGTTACGGTAAACTGTTGCAAGCTACCTGTGGACTCACGGGTTTGTGGGTTAACAGAGTACACGTTAGCGATTGTAAATACATCGCCTACGTTCCATGACTGTGAACCACCTGTAAAGCTGATACCTAAAGTAGCTTGACCTTGGGTAGCAACAGTAGAAGTTACAGTAATGGTTGTACCCCAAGTACCTGTTGTGTGTTGCTTGATAGATTGGCTCATGTTGATTTCTTCGTAGCCCAATACACCCATACCCATCATGCCATTCTTGAACTGACGGCTGATTGTGTCTGTAGGATTAAACAGACCTTTCATGCCTTCAACCAAGCCTGCGTTAGCTGCTGGGTTAACAGTAGCGTAACGTGGGGACATAACAGCAGCAGCTTCGTTCAGCTTTTGTTGCGCTTGCAACAGAACCAAAGAAGTAGATGGAGTTGTACCAGGAGTACCAACAGAAGCAGAAATAGCTTTGTAAGCATTAGCTACGTCAGCGTCGATAGAAGAAGCCAACTGTGAGATACGTGGTTTTAGAACACGCTCTGCAAAGTCATCTAACTGCATTGTCAATTCAGCAGAGGTGAAGTTAACACCAATGTGCTTTTGTGACGCAACAGTCAAAGTTGTGAACTGCTCGTTGTCGTCCTGAACTTGCAGGGCGGCACCGTCAGTTACCAAAGCGCGGTCTGGTAAGCGGATACGCAGTGTAGAACCAATTTTGGCACCTTCAACAGCAAAGGAGTCGTCATATTGGCGGTTTACGTTACGTGTAAGAACAAGGTTGTTTTCAAGAATTTCTAAAGCCTTCCTTGTTATCATGTCGATCGTTAAGATTGAATTACTCATGGTAAGTCCTAATTAAAAAATAGTTAGCGGTTTCTCTGCGCTTCCCACTTCTTGATCTGACGTTGGCGATCAGCTTCAATCCACTCTGAAGTCGTCATGCTTTTAATGGCACGAGGATCCGTTGTGTCTGTTGCTGAAGATCCAGAGGATCTTGCCGTAATCGGAGCAATTGGTGCTGGGGCGCTCGAAGTCTTTTTTACAACTGGGTTATCAGCTAATTTAGCCTCAATTTTCCCTAATTCTTTGGCTTGTTGGAGTGGCGATAACCGAGAAATACGATCTGCTTCTTTCGGATTAGACCCTAGGTAATAAGCCATGTCGGGGCCAACATCGGAAGATTGAATCGTTTGAGCCATAGCGTCAGTAATTGGAAGCTTGGGGTTGTAGGCAACTTGTTCAAAGTCGTCGTACTTATTCCTAGCATCTTCTTCTCTGTCGTGGTAGGACTCAATGATCTCAGACTGCATCCTAGCTTGTTCACGCCTAGCAAGCAATTCTTCTGCCTTACGCTCCGCCAAAACTTCGGCATATTCGTCTGGTGAAGCAAACTGCTCAATCGGCGGGATTTCTACTGGAGTTTTAAGCTGCTTTTCAGCGGCTCTAGCTGCCTGTTCTCTTTCCCACTTACGTTGTTCTCTAGCAAGTCGTTTACCAATAGCGGCATCAAGTTCTTCTTGCGAAAAGGTCTTGGGTGCTTCTGCTGCTGGTTCTACTGCTTCCGGCGCTAATTCTTCAGCTTCAGGTGCAGCCGTTGCCACCTGTTCTGGCGCGGATACTTCCGCTGGTACTACTTCTTGACTTTCGTCCATTTCGATGTTTCCTTAAGAAACCCTGGTGTATCGCACCAGTACGATTGATACAAAATATATTCTTAAACTTTTGGTTCGTCAAGCATTTGCAGGAGCTTTATGTATTAAAACAGGCAATCTTCTTGTAGAAGTTACCAAAGCATTTCCATTCATTGTGACAGTTGGGGAACTAATTGCGGTGATTCTAGTGCTAATATTTGACGCAAAATTATCTGTTTCAGCAGAAGCCAAGAAAGCGTCATCAACAACACCATCAAAAGCGTATGTTCCTGCCGATGTTCCTATGTTTGTAATGTTCGCACTTCCGCTAGTAAATGTACCTTGTTGCCAATTACTATTTAAATAACAACGCCCAATACTTGAATATATAAACCCAGTATTAGTTAAGGTAGCTAAACAATCACCATTGTCGTCAAATCCATTTTGAAGTTCTGCTGTAACTACACCAAGTGTTCTAGCTCTAATATAGAAAAAATAAAGCAAACCATTTGCGTCCACATACGTTAAAACATCTCCTGGGTTAAACCCACGAACATTGTATAAATCTTCATTACCAAAAGCCGAAGATAAAGTAATTGTTGCGGTTCTTCCAATTAAAGAAATAGTATATGCGCTAGGGTTAATTATGTAGTCATACTGCCCAAGAGGATTCATAACACCTAAATCATGCCCAAAAGCAGTTACAGTAGCAGCAGAATAAATAGTATCTGAATTTCTATAAATTAAAGCTGTTCTTGAAGAATATGAATAATTTGAATTTAATAATACATCGCCACCCAAAGAATTTCCTGTAGTTAAATCGTAACCAATAAATTGATAAGAAGCATTTAATTGTGAATTAGGCCCTGTATTAATTAAACCTAAAGACTGTAATGGATAAGCGTTATATACAGGAACAGCACCGCCTGTACCACCATTTCTGTAAGGCCCCCATGCGCTTAAATACAAATAACCATCACTAAAATTCATTTGCTTAACTTCAAAAACTGGATTGCCAACAAAGCCAGCCATGTAGCAACCTTGCATATTGACAATAGAATTAGCGTTACCAACTATAAAAGCTCTAGGTGCGCCAGCAGTTTGTTGTTTATCAAAATTCCAATTACAACCAATCATATTTAAACAATCAGTTACTTGACCGCCTGAACCATAAGAACCAAGGGTATATAAAGTTTCAGCGTAACAACCTTCAAATACAGTTGGCCCACCTAATTGCGAAGTAGCAGTAATTAACTGAATACACCTGTCAAATTCAGTAGCGCGTACAACAAAACAAGGTTTGCCATTTTGGGCGCCGTTAGTAATTGTTGTTAAGCAGGTATGAACATCGGCAAAATTACAATCAGTAATTCCAAAATTTCTAGCTTGCGTTTGGCTAATACTTACGCCATAAGCACAAAATTCAATTTCAGAATTTTGCATACGGACAAACTCGCCTTGCATATCGTAACCTGAAGGCTGGGTTACTATTCCAACAACAAAACCACCAATATAGACGTTATCTAAAATAATACCGCTAGAAGATACTTTATTGTATTGAGTTTGCGTTCCTAAAAATGAGGGATAAGTAACAGACGGATACGCAGGTGTTGGTTGTGCGCCTGAATACCCATCTACGCAAATACCAGCATAGGGGGCATAACGACTATTAGCATTGGCGTTTAAAGCTGGGTCTATCCATGCACTTACGGCTAAGTCTGGGATATCTGGGTTTAAATCGCCTAATGCTTGGCTAGAAATCCAGTCATAATTAAGACCAATAATACTAAGCCCACGCAATACGGTATGTCTTACACCTTGAAAATTAATAGCAGGTGCGTTAGAAAAGTTAGCAGTAATTGTTGTTCCAGCAAAATATTCATCTTGACCACGCCAACATACTCCATCACCTTCAATTTCAACGCCGGTGTATGGGCCAGTAACCGTACCACCAGAAGCACCGTATCCAACTTGTAATGTTTTAGAAATTAAATAAGTACCAGCGGGGATGTAAAGTTTGCATTTGCCTTGGTACATTGCATAGTCAATAGCATTTTGTAACGCAACAACATCATCGGTAGTTCCATCGCCAACAGCACCAAAATCTTTAGCAGAAACTATATCTTGTGCTTTTTGATTAATGGTTCTATTGATAGCACCAGTAGGTGTGGTGCCACCATTCATTAAATCAATTTTTGGAATCAACGTGGTCATTTTGTTTCCTATGGATGAGATGCTACATAAGCATCAAATTTAGCACTTAATTCTTTAACGGCAGCAATTAAATATACGTTTATAACATTAGGGTCATAAGAGTAAACTTCGCCTAATGTTGGGTCAACTTGAGGGGAAACAACCATTGCGTCAGGTATTGCTGCGCCTACATCTTGTGCAAAATGACCATATTGAGGTGCGCCTGTTTGCGGTTGATTTTTGTAATAAAAACTAACGGGGTTAAGTTTGTTTATAGCGTCTAAAGCACTAGTAACATCTGCTACTTTGTTTTTTAACCTTTTATCTGAAGTTGCTGGAACCCATGTAGAACCACCAGGAGCAAGATAAACACCAACACCGCCTTCGTTTTGAATAATAAAGAAAGGCGTTGCATCAGGAGTTGCTCCAATTACAAAATATTTACCAGCAGTTGAACTTGAATTTCTAACTGCTAATTGACCACCAGTTGCGCTTGCACCAACAAATGAGTGCATATTACTTTGCAATACAGCGTTAGTATTTAGTAATAAATTTGTACCGTTAAATTGTAAATTAGCACTATTAGCAAAGGCACTTGTCGCATTTCCATAAGGAATGTAATTGGCGGTAAGACTCGTTAGCCCTGTACCGCCAGAACCAACAGGTAAAGGTGTAGTTGTCAAAGCAAGACTTGCAGCGCTAACCGCGCGGCCAGCAGTTAAATCAGATACAGCTACCTTTTTAGTGACGCCACTTTGAACAATAGGCAATACTTCAGTACCCGCAAGCGGTGTAGTTGAAGCGGGGAGGGCTGAAATTTTTACGTCTGCCATGATCTAATCCTTTATGGTACTAAATTAGTAATTGATGTAACTGTACCGCTAGTAATTGTAACGGTGCCTAATGAATAAAATTTTCCTGTGACCGTACCTGTAATTGCGTAAGTGCCTTTGGGAACAAAAACGGCTTGCGGGTTAGCTTCCGCCCAAGCATTTGTAAAAGCAGTAGTGCTATTAGTTGCGCCTGTTCTATCTGCACCAAAATCTAAAACAGAAATTGACTCTCTTAATTTAGTTTGAACAGTAGTAGCTACGGCGTTTGTTCCAGCAGGTGTGTAAATTACTAAAGAAGCATTAGTTACGCCCACAGATAAAATTGCAGACGTAGTAAAGTCAACTACATCACCTACATTTAAGCCACTTATAAATGTAACAGTTGTTGAATTAGTTTCAACGTAATTAGTGCTAAGAACTTGTTTACTACCATTTACATATACGTTTAAAGTGTTAGTGCCAGGCGTGTAAGTAATAGTTGTTAAAGTAAATACAGTTTGACTTTGAGTTGCGTTAAAAATTTGTTTTTGGACGTTATAGTTTACAAAATTGGAGTTAATACCAATAATGTTGTCATAAGTCCCAATTAATACATCGTTAGCGTCTTTAAGAACAAATTTGTACTGAACATTGTCTGTTAACCAAATTTCACCTCCAGCGGGTACGCGACCTGCGGCATCAAGAATAATAGGGTTACTATGAAAAGTAACGCCTGTGGCGCTTGTGTAAGTTGGTGAGGGAGTAGTTGTACCAGCTAAGTATGTGTATAACTTGCCGCCTGTCAATACATTACCGCTATTGTCGAAGAACTGTACTGCTGCACCGCCGACAGGGGATAGAAATACGGCCATATTTATTCCTTAAACTTGAATAAAACCACCGTCCTCTTGGACGAGGTTGTCGTTATTTTCAGTAATTAAATTGCCAAACTCTTGATCTCGACCATAACCCGAAAAGAACGTGGCAATATTGCCAAGCCCTACGGCTATGCCGGTACGGAGTCCAACACCCCAACTCATCTGATATTAATAGGTTTAGCGTACACAGTACCAGCCGTAGACACTTGCAATGCACTAACACGCCAAGGGGCGCCTGAACCAGTTTGCGGTGCAAAGAACGGGATTGGGGTGTAAGCTGGGATTGGAGTGCTTGCAGATGTAGCAGTTACGCCGACACCGACCGCAATATACGCATCTTGCGTACACCAAACCATAACACCTTGTGGCCCAGGACTCCAAGGCCCTAAAGTAACAGCCGTACCGCTAGTAGATGCAGAACTAGCGGGATATTCGGTATCGGCTAAGGGGCGTAACATTTCCATATTTGTTCCTTATGCTAAAAAGCGTAATTTATACAAAGTGCTGAGGTATAGCTCAATAATACCGTCAATTAAATTTTGTAATGGTGCATCTGTCTTATCGCATACATCGTAACGCATGGCTTCAATTTCAGCAAGCTGAGATTCTAAGAATTCAACCACATTTGATGTCTTTTTTGCAGACATCAAACTGATAGGGCCAATTAGACCATGACGGCCTTGGTAGGCTTCCGCAAATGAGTCTGCTAAATCAATAATGTTCTCGTAGAACTTTTGCAAAGCCTTATGTTTTGCATAGCTACGGGTGTTTAAATGAACACTATGGGTTACATCACGGGCGAGGAATAAGAGTCCTACAAAATCAGAGCATTTCATTGTGGCATCATCCCTTCTGGCGGCATTTGTTCAGGTGGCATCATCTCAGGTGCCATTGGTTGTTGCATTGGCATCTCTGGTTGCTGTTCTTCTTGCATTTCCATTGCGGTGTCACGTTGCATCTCGGTTACAAGATCGCCGTTTACCATCATGCCATGCACAGTTCCCATAACAATATCTTGGATTTGTTCAGGTGACATAGACGCTTGAACAGCCGTCAAACGCTTGGTTTCAGCATCAAATAGCTTGATTTGAGCCTCAAAGTCTTTACGCTCCAAGTCTTGCATTTCAATGGATTTACCCACGTTTTGCAACATTTGGTGCATTTGTTCCATTTCCTGACCCATTGCTTGCATTTGTTGTTGCGCTGCTTGCAACTCAGGATTTTCGTCTGTATCGGACATGAGTTTAGGATCAATAGTCTTAGCCAAACGCTTAGACATCTCTTGGGCGCCAGGCCAATCCATATTCTTAACAAATAGATCGCCCGCAACCGACCATAACTGAGGATTGCCCTGCAAAATCTGAGCCATAGCTTCCATTGCCTCTTGGCGCTTAGTCATGTAGCCTGGGCCAGTAGTAGCAACCACATCGTACACACCAACGCTAGGGTTGTAGATTTTTTCAATCACAATACCTGCTTGATCGGTGATTTTCTTAACCGCTTCAGGCTGATCAGGGTTTAACTTGACCATAGACACTTCACCATCCACGCCTACGATACGGGCAATACGCTCGGTGTCGTAAATCTTAGGAATCAGGTCAATTAATTGACGCGTTGCAAAGCGAATCGCTTTAGTCAGGTTGTCACCGTAATGGAAAGTACCCACATCACCTTGGCGTTCTCTTGCAAGAATAGCTTTCCCCGAGCGTTCGTTGCTTGTGGCACCTAAGCTCGAGTCATACTGTCCAGTTGTGGACTTGATATCATCAGACGCGCCCATTTTGGCTTGGATAAGACCAGTTTGTGCCAAAGGAGGTGGGGCGCGTTGTGGAAGTGGCAAAGTTGCGCCCATTCCATCAGTTACATCGGGGTTAACTTCCAAATACGGCCAATTGGTCGTGTTGGCAGTTTTCCACTGCATTTCGTAGCCCTCAAATTGACCGCCATAACCGATAAACGGTGCTTTTGGAGCCAATGCAAGCATTTCTGCCTCTTGAGATACCCAGTAGTTGTACATACGTTGTGCATCTTTGGCATTTCTTACCAAGCCAGACACATAAATACGGCCATCTACTTCAAATTCGTTACCTACTACACGGATCACAGGGATCCACTTGCCCGCCCATTCCTGTTCTTGGAGGACTTCATAACCATTGGACTTCATCCACATGACTTTTTTGACGTCTACCGTGCGGGATTTAATGGGTTTTAAGCCCATTTCTTTCATATTCTTATCTTCAAGGCTGCCATCAAAAAATGATTGGTTGCCAGGATACAGATTGAGCTTAGTTGGGGTGTGCTTGTAGTAAAAATACTCAACAATACGGATCGTATTCTCATTAATCCATTGGGATAGGGACTGATCGCCTACACCTTGGGACATAATCGACGTAATGGGCGCGGCATCAGGATATTGACGCTCGTATTCGTCTTTTTCAATGTCTTGGCTAATAAAACACCACTCGGCATCGCAACCAGCAGGGTCTTGGATCATCGGATCCATATAAACGCTAAACGAGTTGCGAATACGGCCTAAGCAAATGTCTTGATCAAAGCTGTCATCGTTACAGAATTCAGTCAGGATACGGAAATACCCTTCACCGTAAGTTGTTTGGTTCTCGCAGGCGGTGTCATAGACCACATCAGCGTCAGACATATACTCGATATGGCGAACCATACCTTCAAATACTTCGGCTACTTCAATGTCGCCTTTGTCGTCCGCAGGGATCACTTTCCCAGAGGGTCGGTTCTGACGTTGTTCGTTTGTTACCTGGTGGACGTGCTGTGGCAGTTTGTTGATTGTCAAACAAGGACGCGCATTGATGGTCTGTCCTTGAACAGATCCGCGAGTAGCCAATACGTCAGCAGGCCATTGCCACTGGTTATCAGGGCTACCTGCCATAAAGCGCAAGTCATCTAGCTCATCTTCACGGGATTCAGAATACGCAGACATTGCCATCTGAAAACGATGGCGCATAGTAGCTAAAGAATCGGATTGATCTTCAGGCGTAGAGGTGGGGTTACTGCCTACGTTGGCTACTTTGCCAACGATATTCATGGACGTATTATCGTATGCCATCTAGTATCCCAATGATGTCAGGTTCGCGCATAATCAGTAATTCTTCGCCGTCAATGGTTACTTTTTGCCCACTGAATTCACCAAAAAGTACGTGTTGACCTTCTTCTACATTCATTGGCTCAAGCCCACCTTTCGGTAATCTTTTTCCCTCACCAATAGCAACAATTACGCCGCTAAATAGCTTGTTTTGGGGTAGAACAATTAATTCTGACAGCTTTTCAATATCTTGCCTGATTAAAACACAATTACTTAACGGACGCATCATTTTTTTGTTTTACCTTTAGCTGCTTCACGCTTGACTGAATACGCAATTGCTAGTGCCTGCTTGACGGGCTTGCCACTTTTGACCTCAGCCTTGACGTTAGCACGGAAGGCTTCTTTACTTGGGCTTTTCTTGAGCGGCATTATTTACCTTTCTTTGCGGTTTTAGCAGATTGTTTAAATGCTTTAGCTGTCGGTGCGCCTGCGCTGCCAGGCTTTCTCATCTTCTCACCCGAGCCAGCTTTGATGCGTTCTTGCTTGGCG